TCGCCCATGTCCGCCCGGCGTCTCCGCCCCATAGCGCCCATGCGATACGACCGGCGGACGGATAGCCGTTCTCACCGGGTCGGAATCCTTCCGCTTCCTTGTCGATCTCGTGTCGTGCGAAGTAGCTGACCATTCGCCCGACGGTAGTCCTTGAGAGTCGGCGACGGTTCACGATGTCGCGGGCTCGAGAGACGCCGACTTCCGTTCCGCCGCGTCCGAACGCTTGACGCCATTCGAGTCCGCGTCTGGCTTCGGCGACCATTCCGTCGTTCGGCGTGTAGCCCTCTTGACGTTCCTCGGCGACTGGGTCGGCTGCGCGTCCGGCTTCGGCGATGTTGAGCGCTGCGAGCTGTGCAAGCGCTTCGCGTCTAGTGCGATGGCATCCTTCGAGTGATCCGTCGTCTTCCTTTACTACCGCGTATCCGGAGCGACAGTCGGGGTGCGCCGTGTCGATGCGCCACGGCATGACTTAGTCGAGGTCGGGGAGAAGTACCCGAAGATCTTCGGTCTCACCTGACGCGCATACGGCGTAGAGCGTCTGTCGCGCCGGGATGGTGATCGCTGAGGCGGTCGTGTGCTTCGCTTTCGGGAGGCCGTTCGTGCTCGTGACGTCCGCGCCGCCGAGATAGGCGGTCGTGTTGCCGACGACGTTCACGTAGACGGTGCGGTGCGTGTCGTCTGCTGCGACGACGACCTGACGGACGTCGGTGAGTGCGTAAGCCTTCGAGATCATGCCTTTTTCACTTTCTTTAGAATCTGCTGAACGGAGTCTAGGTTAGGTTTCTCGATCTCGTTCCGGACGGCGACGATGTTCGCGGCGTCACCGTAAGCGCCGAACGTCACGAGTGACACTTCGGCGAGGTGTGCCTTGATGCGGTTCACGACTCCGCCGCGTTTCTCATCCTTGAGCGGTTGGAAGCCGACGGAGAGGTTCGAGAGGACGCCGTCGCGGATGAGCTCGAGCGCTTCGTCTCCGGCTTCGGTCTTAGAGATGCGGAACTCCCCGTAGAGGCCGTCTTCGCGTTCCTCGAGCATGACTGCCCGCCCGATCGGGGCGTCGGTCTTGTGCTGATAGAGAAGCTTCACGCGGTTCGCGGCCCGGACGACGTCACGGAAGACGCCCTTTCGGAACACTTCGACGAGGTTCGATGAGATGCGCTGCTCGACGTCATACGGGACGGCGATTCCGACGACGGTACGTCCGTCACCTTCGGCTCGGACTTCGAGCCCGGCGTCGTAATGTCTACGCTCGATCGTCGTCATCTGTGTCCTCGTAGGTTGTTTCTTCTTCCGGTGTTGAGACTATCTCGGCGGGAATGTTGTCGTCGGCTTCTTGACCGGCGAGCGGTTCACGGTTCTCGAGCTCGCGCACTTCGTCAATTGTGAGGAAGCCAGCTTCGAGCGCGATCTTGTGAGCTTCGTAGCGGCTCTTCGTGTCGGGGCGGAGTAGGGCGTCGACGTTCATCTTCGCGAACTGTCCTCGCGGTAGGTATTCGGTGAACTGCTGCTCGACTCGCTGAATCCACGGAAGTAGCGACCAGCGCACGAGCTGAAGGTTCTCCTCCGAGACGTTGCTGTACGTTCGCGAAGAGTTCGGAGCGCCGAGGTAGTAGGCGGGGAGGCCGATCATGTTCGCTATCTCCGTTAGCGAGAACTGTCGCGTCTCGAGAAGCTGCGCGTCTTTCGCGTTATCCGAGAGCTGCTGAAACTTCGTCGACTCGTTCAGTACCGCCGGTGTCCGCTTCGTGCCGCCGTACTGCCTGAGCCATGCCGACTTGAGGGCGTCGGCTTCTTCTTGAGAGAGGTCGGGGTTCGCCGAGTAGATGATTCCGGTCGGCTGAGCGCCACCATCGAAGTAGCGCTGAGCGTAGGTGTTCACCGCGACCGCTCCGCCGATCGCCTGACGCTGAGCCGAGAGGATGCCGTAGCCGACGTGCTCCCCGGGCATGGAGAAGCCCTTGACGTGGAAGATTTCTTCTCTTGAGTAGTCGCGGTTGTCGATCCGGTAGACGAGTTCACCGTTTTCGCGGCGTACTTGTACCCGGTGAACGGCGACCGGGTAGAGCTGATCGGGATAGCCGTTCGCGCCGGGTTCGCCGAGGATAGCGATGTAGTTCCCGTGAATGATGAGCGAGGCGACCATCGCGGAGATCGTCTCGATGCGTGTCTCTGTCGCTACTGGCTTCAGTAAGAGGTTCGGTTGCGGGTCGACGTACTCTTCGCCCCGGTACGCGTGGAACGGTAGTCCGCCGATCGCGTCCGAGATGAGTGTCACCGCTCGCCAGATACCGGGAACGGAGAGTGTCGATGTTTCGTCGACGATGACTCCGGCGTTTATGTCCGGGAAGAGTCTCCCCATCCGTCCGGCTTCGTCGACGTAGATGTTCGGATAGGTGAAGCCGAAGCCGGTCGACCGTTTCTCGCGGCGGAAGAAGTCTCTGATCGCCATTAGAGGGAGAAGTCTAATAGATAGCCGAACGGGACTTCGTCGAGCTCTTCTTCTGTGTCGCGGAGTGCCACGCTAAGAGCGCCGCGTAGAGCGGGGAGATGTCCGCGTCCGGGGTGTTCCTCTGAAAGAGCCATGTTTGACCGACGGCTCTCCGGGTTGCGGCGGCGATGGCCTTGTCGAGTCGGTCGTCGGACTTGACGCTGATCGACTTGTCGAGGATCGCATCATAGAAAAGAGCGCAAGCGGCGACGACGTCCGCCGTCCGATAGACGACGATCGGCACGTTTAGAGCCTTGAGCGGATCTACGAAGCTTGACGCCGGGCCGTACCCGTCGACGATGATGTTCCCCTTCCAGCGCCGATGAAGCTCTAGGACTCGCTGCTGTATCCACGAGACGCCCTCCCGGTTCTCGATGAGCTCGATGTTCCCCGAGGCGTCAGAGACGGCGATAGAGCCTCGGGAGCGGTCGAGGGCGACATCGACGGCGAACGTGAGCGTCCCCGCCGGGGCGACTTTCGCGGAGCATGACGCCGCCCATACTTTCTGCGGGATCATCTGCTCGGAGACTGTGCTCCATACGTTCAGATACGAGCGGCGGAACTCGTTCACCGTCATCGAGCTCATCGCGTGTTCTACGGCGTTCTCCTGAACGGTGAGCCCGAGCGCGGGCATAGCGGAGCGCCACACTTCCCGATCGAACGGGTCGTCGTCCGGGTTCGCGCTCCACTCGAAGTACGCGATCCCTTCGCCGGGGTCGGCTTCGGATGCTGCGCGGCCTTGATCGACTTTCCGTTTCAGATAGAGGGAGCGTTCCGTTCCGGCGGTGGAGACGACGACTATCTGAGCGTCTTTCTTCGTCGCCATCGTCGGAAGTAGTGCTTGTTCGCGGACGTCGTCTTCGTCGGCGAACGCTTCGTCGATGATCGCCAGGTCGAGTGTGCGTCCGTGACCGGCGGAGACGGAGTTTCGGAGGACTTCGATTCGTGAGCCGTTCGCGAAGATGACCGCTTCGTCTCCGTTAGCCCGGTAGACGCGTTCCATGAGAGCGGCGAACGGGGAGCGCTCAAGAATCGGAACGAAGTCATCGAGAAGCTTCTGTCGGGCATCGTGTCCGGTCTGTGCGGTGTAGGCGATCCTCTGAGGCTTCCCGTAGAAGAGAGCTCTATGAATCATGATCGCGAGGATGAGCGTCGTCTTCCCGGACTGTCTCGGAACGGTGAGCACGAGCTCCCGGTAGGCGGGACGCCCGTCGAGCTGCTCCCCATAGACGTCCACGACGTCCGCCTGCCACGGCATAAGCGGAAGCCCTAGCCCTCGAGCTACGAGAGCCACCTTGTCGCCGAACGTCTCCCGACTATCTCGACGCCGGGTCGCGTAGCGAGGCTTCGAGCCCGCGTAGGACTTCATCGAACTCACTCGTCCGCTCCTCTCCCGCCTTGATTAGTTCCGCGATCGTCTCCCGATACTCCTTCCAGAGACGCGCATTAGACGCGTCCTCCGGATCATCGAGTCGTCGAGCCAGACTCCGAGCGATAGCAACCGTCGCCGAAGCCACCTTCCCGAGAGCATCCTTCGAGTCAAGCCACGAGATGACGTCCTCGATCGCTTCCGTGTTTGACTGTATTCGCCGAGATTCGGGACGTATTCGTTTGGATACTTTTGGATTCGACCGGGAAGCGGCCTTGTTCGGTTTCTTTCGGCTAGTCATGACCGACCGCCGGATAAACGAATCAGGGAGATAAATACGGGGACTGCGTCGGGGTGATTTAGCGCCTCTAGGAAAAAACAGTCAGTCGTCATCGGTCTCAGTCTCGCAGGTCGGGCGACTGAATCGGTCGCAGATACACCGCTTCACCATGATCGGGACGGCTTTCGTCGCAGCTTGTTAGACCTACCGCTATTACACTTCGCGCACGACCCGCGAAGGTTCGAGAGCTCATACGGTGAGCCACCGAACGCGAGCGGCGTGATGTGGTCGACTTGTGTAGCGATACCGGAGCATCCTTCCATCCCTACGAGGCAGCGATAGCCGTCACGCTCTAAGACTTGCTTTCGTACCTTGCGCCACGTCGAGCCGTAGACCTTGTTCGTCCGCTTCATTTGTAGGACTCCTTCGGAGACGCGTTTGATTCTATGCGAGGGCGACTGCCCTCGCGCTCCCGTTTGCGCTTCGCTGACGCTCGCGCCTCGCAGCTCATAAGAGACGAGCCGAACGTGTCCGAGTCGGAACGTGCTCTCTTCTAGGCGTGTTTCAGTAGTGAGCGAATGTCAAGCTCGAGCGTTCACGCTTGCGTCTAGGCAGAGCTCCCCCGGGCGTCCACCCGTCCGACTATCGCTCGAATCACACTAGACGCGCCTACTTCGGGACGCGCACGTTCCCTGCCTATCTGACGGGCGAACTACCGATGATGAGTCGGCGAGGACTTTCACCTACGCCCTCTAGACGCTTGAGGGAAGCACCGATGCGATCGGCCTACTGAACTTGTTTACTCTGCCTCTTCTATCCCGAGACGATAGCGGACGAGCGCCATGAGCGCCGAGTGAGCCATCTGAGTCGCGAAGATCGCTTCTTGATAGAGCTTCCCTGAAGGCTCATCTACGACGGGCCAATAGAGTCGGCAGAGTTCATCGTGCTTCTTGTCGAGCGTCTGCCCGATGTCCTCGAGACGATCTACCTCATTCATTAGATGCCGTCTTTCGTGGAATCGCTGAGAAGCTGAAAGCGTTCTTCGAGTAGGTCTGCGTATTGGTTGATGATGGCGTTTAGTGCTGTTTCTAGTGCGGTGACGCGTTCGCAGAGGTCTAGGAACACTTGCGACGAAAGGACGGGAGATTCCTCGAACGGGATTCGTCCGTCGGGATACTTCTTGTGTAGCGCAATAATAGTCGCGATCATCTGCTCGACGGGGCGGTCTTTCATTAGAACGGCTCTTCGTCGAGCGGTGTCGGTATCTCGCCCGCCGGGTCGGGGATGACCGGCGGAAGCCATGACTCGATCACTTGACCGGCTTCGCGTTTAGTGAGCTGATCGAGGCTCGTAATCGAGCGTCCGATGACCGGGGCGATTCGTTCGCATAGCCCTTTCGTCGTCGCAACACCGAAGCCCTTCCCTAGTGCTCGTATCTTGCCCATCTGAGCTTTCGTAGCGTCCCCGGGAGCGTACTCTTTCGATTCTTGCTGCTTCCCGGTGAACGGGTCGGGGACGGGTGAGCCATCCGGATAGACGGTCGGGACGATCTTCGGTTTCTGTAGCGTGAACGGCTTCGAGTGCTCGCGACGCTGCACGTCGTCGGCTGACGCGATGCTCTTTCCGATTCCGAAGCCCATAAAGCCGAGAATCCTCCCGAGGCAGCTCGTCGAGGCGTTCGCTTGTTCGGATGCTTTCGTGTAGGGCGTCGTCCCCGGATACTCTTCGTGAATGAAGCCTCGCATCGGTAGCGGGTCTTCGGGTGATCGGTAGACCGTCATCGAGACTTCGATGAACGTCTTCCCGTCCGGGGCTTCTACGAACTTCGGCGCGTCCTCGACGACCCGCAGTTCAGGGAAGCGCTCGAGTGCCGCTTTTAGTCTTTCGTTTACGGTGACGTAGTCACCTAGAGAGAATCCGCTCATTTATCCATTCCTCCTCAAATGTGTGATGTGTCATGAGACTAGTCATCGGGTGTAGCGCTCTTGCCGGATGGAAGCGGGCTTGACCTCGTTTCGGGTGCGGATCGAACGGTGCGGGCTTCCCGTAGTTCCACGCGTGCTCAGAGTGAGCCCATCCCGCGAGCCTTATGACCGCTCCCGCTTCTTCGAGGTCGAGAACGTAGCCGAGCACCATGTACGAGGCTTTCGTGACGTCTCCGGCGTAGACGCGTAAATCGGCGTCCCGCTTTCTCGTGCCTCTGACCTCGATAAGACCGACGTCCGGGGCGTCTAGGACGTTCTCATCGAAGAAGCGTTCCTCGAGTCCCGTGTAGGTGGCGACGGCGAGCTCCGTGACTGTGCCGATTCGGTGCGCGTCGATAGACGGAAGTCCGGCGCTGCTCGTAGTGCCATGCCTCCGCCGATTCAGAGTCGCGTTCTCGTCCCGACGCTGAGCTTCTTCCATCGCGTAGGCGACTTGCCAGCGCTGAAGCGTGACGTCGGCGTGTTTTATCATTCCGGGGCGATCCGCTTCCAGAGGTTGAGGAACGTCGCCGCGTCGAGAATGTACGCCCATTCGAGAGGATCGCTAGAGCCTCGTTTTTTTACGATGACGACTCCGAACGCTGCGTCCTTGTTCGCTTTCTGTACCGCGAGATTCCTGAGCCACGCCGGGAGGTCGAGCTTCCCGCGATCCTTGACCTCGACGACGATGTCCGGATGGATCTCGATGTCTCCGATGTCGTCCGGTGAGCCTGCCCGTATCCGGTGCGCTTCGATGCCTTTCGATCGGAGGAAGTCGACGACGGCTCGTTCCGCCCGGTCGCCTTTCTGCTTCTCCGGGGACGTCATCGGATCGTCTTTCCTCGTGCTTCGGCGATCTGCGCGAAGACCCATAGATAGCCAGCGCAGTCGACGAGACTGTCCCGATGCACGATGCCCTGCTCGATGTTGTTTGCGAGCCGGGCGAGTTTTACGGCGACCATGAAGAGCGCTCCCTGTTCGGGTGACAGTTTCACGCCGGAGATGAGTGAGAAGATCGCGACGACTCGCGAATAGTCGTCTATCGGGTGTCCGTAGTCCTTGTTCCGAGGGCCGTGAACGATGCTGTCTGCTTCCTTGAGGATGTCGTCGAGCATGAGCGGCCTCAGTACGGGGTCGGGGAGGCGGCGATTCGTTCGAGACGAAGAATCTCCGCCGATAGGTCGGCGATACGTTCCGAGAAGCGGTCGATCTTCGCGACTGCCGCGATGAGGTCTTCCCTGAGTAGCTCGTCTTCGGTGTGTGAGGCGTGTTCGACGAGTCTGGCTTCTAGCGGTATCTGACGCCATTCTTCCGGGGCGATCATAGGCG